TATGTCTGTTCCGATATTTAAGACTGCGAAAACAACTCTTGATGAAATTACTGAATCCTTACAAGCCATAATTGATGATAAAGATATTATGGATTCTCTTACAAAAGGATATTCTTCTTTTATTAGTGGGATAGTCAACGGTCTTCTTACTTTTGCAAGTGGTGCATTAAAAGTATATTCTGGTTTTATATTACCTATGGTGAAAAACTTAAAGCTTACTTTTGTAGAAATAGAGATAAGCCAAAAAAACCTTATATCTTCTGTTAGTTCTAGTATCACATGGCTATTTGAAACTATAGGGGGTGGACTAACAAAAGCTTGGGATTGGGTTGCTAAGAAAATAAAAGAAGCAGAAACTCAAGCTATCAATAATCAACATAGAATACAAGGCTTCATACCGAAAGGTGATAAGGTTTTAAATGCCTACAAACAACAAACAAAAGAAGATAAAGAGATTCAAAAAGCACAAGATGCAATTTCTGAAAGAATAGATAAATCTATTGCTAATGCTCAGAAGATAAGTGGACTTGCGGATAATATCAAAAAAGTTTTTAATTCTTCTCTTGAAAAGAATCTATCAGAAAATGGCAAAGAATTAGGGGAAGGTGGAGATTCCACTCTTATTGCAAAGAAAAAACAAGAAGAAGCTACCGCAGTAGAAATAGCAAAAATATTAAAAGCAAAAAAAGCGGTGTTGAAAAACTTTGAAGATGCTTATAAACAATCTACTATGACTCAATACAATTATGAAAGAGACAAACTAGAACAAGAATATCAACTATTTAAAGCTAATGGAGCAAATAAAACTAGATTATCAGAGTTTTACAATACAGAATTACAGAAAATAAAAGCAGAAGAACTTAAAGATTTTCAAGAGAAAGAAGCTGAGAAGTTGAAAGCCTCAACAAACTTTGCACAAGGGGCAATTGATGCTCTTAATAAATATGCAGAGGAAGCAAAGCCAACATACGAAAAGATTGGAAGCATAGTTGAAAGTGCTATGAAAGGGATGGAAGATGCCTTAGTGGACTTTGTAAAAACAGGGAAACTTAACTTTTCAGATTTAGCAGATTCAATTATCTCAGATATTGCAAGAATGATGATTCAACAAAATATAACTTCTCCAATAGCTACTGCATTAGGTGGAATTAATTGGGGGTCGATGTTCGGTTTCGCAAAAGGTGGGGCGTTTAACAATGGTGTTCAAATGTTCGCAAGTGGTGGTGTTGTGAATTCTCCAACAGCCTTTTCTCACTCAGGTGGACTTGGGGTAATGGGAGAAGCAGGAAGCGAAGCTATTATGCCACTACAAAGAATTGGCGGTGATATGGGAGTTCGCTCAACACCATCAAAAGTGGTTCTAAATATCACAAATAATTCAGGGCAAGACATATCAGCAGAACAAGTTTCAGAGATGACACGAAGTAATCAAAAAGGCGAAGAAGAAAGAGTTATATCTATTGTAATGGATAGTGTATCTAGAAATAAAAACGGTATGCGTGACATGCTGAAAGGTTTATAAAATGGCAACACTTCCAAAATTTATAATAACAAGTTTCAAAGAAGACACTATCAGAAAAGTTTTAAAGAGCGAATATGATGGAGGATATGTTCAAAAAAGACCTCAATATACTAGAGCTAAGAAAAAATTTTATGTAGGATATGCAGCTCTTAAAGTAGCAGAAGCGGAAATTTTAGAAGATTTTATTATGAATAATCAAGGCTTATCTTTTGAATTTACACATCCATTAAATAATAAAATTTATGAAGTCACTTATGACAGCGATTCAATATCTTTTAATTATATAACTTCTCAGTACAGAAACACAGAACTTGTACTAAGTGAGGTGTAGAATGATTTTATCTCCTGTAGTAAAAGTTGAAAAAAACAAATTAATTTCTGATAGTGTTTTTCTAGTTTTACTTGAAATACATATTCCTTCTGTTCCTGAAATTATTAGAATCGTGAATAATAATGAAGATATAAATTGGAATAGTTTTGACTGGCAAATGTTTCCTTTTGAACTAGATGAAATAAGTGAGAATTCAAATGCAGAAACTTCACAATTTCAAATAAAAGTAAGCAATATAAATAACATTATAGGTGTTTATTTAAGACAGTATGATAACTATTTAAAGCAAAATGGATTTAAGCCGATAACAACAACTCTTTATATAATAAATACAAAAGATTTAGATAATACTGAACCTGTCTATTCTACAAATTTAGTTCTAAGCACAGCCTCAATTACAGCTCTAGAAGTAAGCTTTACTGTTTCAGCAAGAGATTTATATAGAGCAAGAACCCCTATTTATAAAATGTATCCTAATAATTGTAGATGGAATTTTAAGATGGTCGAGTGTGGATATGAAGGAAATCAAATAGCTTGCGATAAGTCTTTGGGAAGATGCAGACAATTAAATAATTCTGCAAGATTTGGCGGCTTCCCTACTGTAGCAAACAATGGAGTTTCAGTATGACAAGATATTTACAGATACCTTTTGTTGATAAAGGGCGAACTTTTCAAGGTGCAGATTGCTATGGACTTGTAAAGCTATATTTCAAAAACGAATTAAATATTAATATTCCTGAAACAAATATTACAGCAGAGCAACCTAATAGAATAATGATAAATTATTTAAATGAAATATCTAAAAATTGGGAAGAAATACAACACCCCGAAACAAACTGTGTAATAGCCTTAGCAATGCACGAAAATCATCCAAAACTAGTAACACATTTTGCAGTTATGATAAATGATAAAAAAGTCTTACATACACTAAGAAAGATTAATGCACATATTGTGGATGTTGACAACATTCAAATCAAGCCATTTATTAAAGGTTATTTTAGATGGAAAGGTGATAAACAATGGCATTAATGACTACAGTAAACAATCCTTTTAATCCAAAAGATAAAACAGTCTCTAAAATAGATGGGGGCTTAGCAATATTCTTATATCTAAATAAAACAAGTGAAGATATAGAATTTGTAGTTTCTTTAAACGGGAAGATAATAGTAGATTATACTTATATCTTAAGACAAAACGACCATTTAGCAATAGTGCCTATTCTAAAAGGTGGAGGGGACGGAAGTAAGAATCCATTTAAGATAATTGCTATGATAGCACTTACGATTATTGCTCCATATTTAGCTCCTGCACTTATGCTAGCAACTGTTGGCTATGTTGGGACAACTACAGCCTTAGCTATGATAAGTGCAGGAATTATGGCTGCAGGTTCTCTTTTAATAAATTCGTTAATGCCACCACCAACAGCAAACTTAAACACAAATAAAAAACTAAGCGAAGTATCTCCAACTTATGCCTTCTCAGGTGGTTCTAATGCAAAAGGTGCAGGAACAACACTACCTATCATGTTAGGAAAAGCAAGAATCACACCGCCAATAATTGGAAGTTATTTATCTTTGATTGGAGACAAACAATACTTAAATATACTGATGGCTTTAAATGATGGAGAAGTTGATGATATAAAAGATATTGAAATAAATAATCAAGCTATCACAAATTTTACTAATATTGATTTTGATATAAGACTAGGAACTTTAGACCAAGCTTTACTAGAAGGCTTTGCTGATTCTAAAACTACTGTTGGATTACAAAGAAATCTGAATCAAAACATAACAGCTACTACATATACAACATCTGGAAATGCAGTTGATGCTCTTGAAGTTGTTTTAGCATTACCTAGAGGCTTGTCCTATGTAAACGATAAAGGTGATTATTTAGCAAGAACAATATCTGTAGAGATTAAGTATAGAGAAGTAGGGACAGATGAATGGTTGTATGTCACAAGTGGAACTACTCCTGTATATGAATATTATTATTATCGATGGAGGACTAGAATCGTGAATGGGAGGAATGAGATTGAATATATTGATTATAAAGAATATATTACTCTTTCTACTTATCAAGGGGCTAAGTATGGCGAATATACATATGACTATAAAAAACAAATAGGCACTAGACCTATAACTTATGCAAACATATCAGGCTCATACAGAACCGCAAAACGATTTACTTTTTCACAAGCCAATATGAATAAAGCAAAATATGAAGTATCTATTAAAAGAATTAGCGGATACAGCACAGACACGAGAACATCAAATGATTTGCAAGTTGATTATATAAATGAGATAGTGTATGATGATTTTATCTATCCTAAAACAGCACTTTTAGCTGTTAAAGCAATGGCAACAGACCAGCTAAATGGAAGCTTTCCTCTAATTACTTGTTTACTTGACAACACAAGGACAAGAGAATATAGCAAACCAAAAAACAATCCTGCTTGGGGCTGTTATGATTTACTCAAAAGAGAAGGAATTCCTGACGAAGATATTGATTTAGTTAAATTTAAAGATTGGGCTGAGTATTGTGAGATAGAAGGTTTTACTTGTAATCTATACTTAGATTCTTCACAAGAGCTACAGACTGCTTTAAATATGGTTTCCACTCTAGGAAGAGCAAGTGTTGTTCAAATGGGTAGTGTATTTACTCCTATAGTTTCAAATGTTGTTGAAGTTCCTACACAATCCTTTCTATTCACAAGCGGGAATATTGTAGATAGTTCTTTTCAAATTTCTCATATTCCTTGGAATGAAAGAGCAAACACAGTTGAGATAACATATTATGATGAAAAAGATGGCTACAAGCCAAAACCAGCACAAGTTCAATCACACGATTTTGACACAACAACAGCAGAGTATAAATCTGCTATTAGTTTATATGGCTGCACAGATAAGAAAATAGCTACAAGATATGCACAATTTCTTTTAAATCAAAATAGATACATAACGGAAACAGTAACATTTACAGCTGATGTTGATGCTATTGCTGCAACTGTAGGGGATGTGATTCATGTTGGAGTACAACATATGACTAACACCTTATGCGATGGAAGAATAGCAGAAGCTACAAGTAATACTATTGTTTTAGATAAAGAAGTTGATATTGAAGCAGGAAAAAACTATGAAATACAATACAGAACACTAGATGATAAGCTTCATGTTGTTGATATTCATGCAGCTTCTACACAAAGAACCAACACTTTAGAAGTAGATACATTAGCACAACTTCCTGAAAAATATGATATATATGCCTTTGGATTTCAAGAAACAAAATCTACAAACTTATATAGAGTTACTTCTATCATAAGAGCAAGCGACCAGCAAAGAAAAATAACTGCAATAGAATACAATGCTACAGTTTATGATGATGATGTTGAAATTGAGATAGAAGATGTACTAACTGTTGGAGAAACAACAAACTTAGCCATAAACGAGCATATAGAGAAAAGAATTGATGGGACAATTGATGAACTCTTAACTTTAAATTACACTTCTAGCAGATTAAGAAACGAAATATTTATAGATGATATTTACCATGGTTTTTCTGTAAACAATGAATATATTATAAAAAACGATTTAACAGCAGGACAAACTTATAAAATAGCAGTAAATGACAAAGAAGTACAATATGAATTCTTAGGGAAGCTAGCACCTCCTGAAAATATTAGGAATCTAAGTGTTGAACAGTACGACCAAATTTTGAGATTTAACTGGGAAAAATCTTATTCTGTAGATGCTAATGCTTATGAAATAAGACATGGTGTCACTTGGAATAGCTCATTTTATATAGGAACTACATCTTCAAATGTTTTTGAATGGAGTCCTGATATGAACGGGGCTTATAGATTTTGGATTAAAACTATAGATACTTCTGGGGTTTATAGCGAAGAAGCAGAACTTGTAAATATAAATGTAAGTGAAATAAATGAAAACTTAAATGTAATACTAGATTATGATGGAGTAGATACAGATGTTGCACTTCCATATTCTGATATTAGTGGGCTTATCTTTGTAGAAGGGAAAGGATATATACCCGTAAAAACAGTCACATATGATGATTTAATGGCTTACACATACGATGAACTTAATGATATAAATTACAATGATGAACCATTTTTTGAGGGTGAAATATTTGATACTACAAAAAGTGGAGCAACTAAAATAAGAATGTTTAGTAAATATGAAGCTGCTTATAAAACAGTTTCTTATGATGTAATCGAAACTAGAACTTATGATGATTATCCACTAGACACATATGAATCAATTACTAACGAATCTGTATTTTTTACAATGTTTTTTCAAACAAGCGATGACGGAATTAACTTTACGCAGTGGGAGCAATACAAGGGGATTACAGATAAAAACTTTAGATATATAAAATTTAAATATAAAATTGATGGAAGATTAGACGGAACAGATATTTCTGTGTCTGATTTTAAAGCAATGCTTGATGTGCCAGATATAGAAAAAGACATAATAGATTTAACTGTAAGCGACACAAGAACGATTAGCTTTATTGATTATAACCTTGTGTTTTATGAAGCACCTAGAGTTATAGCAACAACTAAAAATACTTTAGCTTTACCTGTAATAAAAAACATTACAAATAGTTCTTTTGAAATAGATTCTTACGATACAAACGGGAATTTAATAAGCGGATTATTTGATATAAAACTGAAAGGATATTAAAAAAATGAGTCAAAATATAAACATATTACAACCAACTAATTCCATTAGAGAAGATGTGGCAAGGCACAATGAAAACTATGCAACTTTGAGAAGTCAATTTGCAGGGTCAGCATTTCCTGCAAGCCCAACCAGAGGACAAGCTTGTTTTAGAACAGATTTAGGAAGAAACGGAAATCTATTTGTTTATTCAGGCGACACAACTGTAGGGCAAAATGGATGGATTTCAAACGAAGAATTAAATGAAACTTTTTATGAAATTCTAAATGCAAGAGGAAGCAAACTAAGCTTAGACCAAAGACTAGATATTGCACTAAATGAAGATGGTACTTTAAAAGATAATGTATCTGGAACTTTTAGCGAATGGCAAGAATCAAGCGGTTTAGTTTTTATTTATGTAAACAATACGACTTTTAAAACAGAAGGAAACACAAGCGATATTTTTATAGAAGAAAGAAGAGTAAAAATCAATCTTGAAGATTCTTATTTCTTTTCTACCGTGCAAGTTTCAAATTACGACTTAGCAAGTGATAAAACTACAGTTACAATTAAAGATTCGTCTTTGAATAGCACATTATTAAATGTGGAATTTCATATTAATACACCTTATTTGGATGAGCCAATTAGCAACCTAGTACAAGCAGCTTTAGACACAAAGCAAGCTAATTTAGTAAGCGGCACAACTATAAAAACAATAAATGAAGAGTCTCTCTTAGGTAGTGGGAACATAGAGATTTCTACAAAAGGTGATGTTTTCATAAAACCAAACTCAACAAAACCACTTTTTGAAAAAGTAAGTCCATCAAGTCTAAAAATACCAGCAGGCTTTATAGTAAAAATTGGAAATGCAGTTGTAGAAAAACTTACAGACACAACTATTACTTTAGCATCAAATCTTGATATGGGTGCAAAAGTTGCAGGAACTGATTATTATGTTTATGCAAAAATTGATGGTACTTTTTATATTAGTAAAAACAAAAGTTTAAACAAAGCAAATGAAAGACTTATTGGTGGGTTTCATTATGGATTAGTGCCAGAAAACTTTACAGCAAGAAACAATCTAACAACAGCAGATGCTTATAGCGTTAGGGGTATCTGGGCAAATTCTTGTTGGGATTTACAATGGCTTCCAAAAAATGATGACCCTAGAGGAATGACTTATAATATCCTTGGTTTCTGGAATGATATTTATTTTTGTAATGATGAACATATTGTAAATGGAACTTCAAAAGCTGGAGCAAAAATAGCAGGAGGTGCAACAACAACTGGAAGAGGAATTCCAAAAATACCTTTAGCCTTTGGTGGAAATGGAAGCACTACTTACGGAAAAATGACTTGGTTTAATACAGCAGAAATAGCTAGTGCATATGGCAAGAGATTACTAAACTATGCAGAATTTCAAGCTTTAGCTTATGGTGTAAAGGAAGCAAGTTCAGCAGGT